GAGAAGGACCATGTTCTGCGGAGCAAGGCCAAGCCGGGCGCGGGCAGCGCGACCAAGCCTGTTCAGGGCGCCAAGACCGAGGCTGCCGCTTCGAGCCAGGACAAGATCAAGGGCGGTCTGGCGAGCCTGGGGATCGTGCTGAATCAGTGACCTGAGCCAAAGACCTACCAGAGCGAAGTGAAAGAGGTAGGCGCCGCCCTCTGACTGAGGGTCCCACCTGGAGTGGGAGAAGAGAGCCTTCGCATGCAGCGGCCACCTTCGGGTGGCCGTTTGTCTTATCACAAGTAAGTAAGTGGTGACTTGACTTTTCCAGCCAACTGTGGCATATTAACGTCATCGGTGACCTAGAGCGACTTAGCTTCACTGGAACTTCAACCATTTAGGAAAAGAGAAATGCCTCTTCTGAAAGCTGAAGCCGAGAAGCTGTCGAACAACCAGCTCATCTCTGGCGTCATTGACGAAATTATCGACCGCGACGACACGTTCGCGATCCTGCCTTTCCAAGGCGTGAACGGTAAGGCGTACGTCTACGAGCGTGAAAACACTCTGGCGAGCGCTGACTTCCTCGACCCGAACGACGCGATCAACGAGAGCGCTTCGACCTTCACCGAGGTCGTGGCCCGCCTGCGCATCCTGGCTGGCGACGTTGACGTGGACAAGTTCCTGCAAGCCACTATGAGCGACACGAACGACCAGATGGCCGTTCAGATCGCGAAGAAGGCCAAGGGTATTGCCCGCAAGTTCCACCAGACTTTCGCCAACGGCGACAGCGCTGTGGACACGAAGTCGTTCGACGGCGTGCAAAAGCTGGTGACTGGCTCGCAGACCATCACGGCCGGTGCCAACGGTGCCGCCCTGACGTTCTCGATGCTGGACGAACTGCTCGACGCGGTGCCGAACGGCGCTGACGTGCTGTTCATGCGTCGTGGCACCATCCGTGCGTACCGTACGCTTCTGCGTGCGACCTACGGCACCGATGCGGTCATGCAGCAGCTCGAAAACTTCGGTCGTCCGATGCTGACTCACAACGGCATCCCGATCCTGATGAACGAGTTCCTGCCGGCCAACGAAACGCAAGGCAGCTCGTCTGTCTGTTGCTCGATCTATGCCGCGCGCATGAACGAGCTGGACGGTCTGCACGCGATCTACGGCGGTTCGAACGCTGGTCTGGTGGTCGAGAACATCGGCACCGTCCAGAATAAGGACGCGATCCGTCTGCGCATGAAGTGGTACGTGGGCCTCGTGCTCAAGTCCACCCGCTCGCTGGCCCGGATCAAGGGCGTGACGAACATCTGATAGACAAGTCAGTCACGGGTGAGTAAACTAGGGCAGGAGCAATCCTGCCCTTTTCTTTTGGGAAAACAAAACATGCGAGTGCGACTGACGCAACCCGGCTTCGAGAATTTCACTGGCCTACTGGGCGTGATCAACTTCAAGGAAGGCGTGTCTGTGGAAGACGTGCCGCGTTTCGAATCCCTGCGACTGTCGGCTGTGATGTCGTGCGAGGGGCTGAACGGCGAGGCGCTTTCCCTGGCTCAAGAAATTCTCGACAAGGGTGACCTGGCTGCCCCGATCATCCCGGACCGTACGGGCGAGGACGAGCCGCGCGAGATTCTGGCTCCGCTGCCGCCCGAGTCCGAGCCGGAATTCGAAGAGTTCACCCCCGAAACCTTCGCTGCCATGGGTGTGCTGCCGCCCGGTGAGTCCGAGCCGGTCAAGCTGACCCAGGCCGACCTCGAAGCTATCGCCGACAAGGCGCTGCGTGACTTCGCGGACCCGCTGGGCATCAAGGGCACTTCCATTGTCGGTCTGATTCGGGAACTGATCTTTGCCGGTCATGCGGTCGCGAACCCGCCCGCTGCGCTGGAGTAATCCATGGCGTACGTTGCTGGGACCGATCTGGCCTTCCAGGTCGACCTGATCAACGCATCGGGTCAGACCATTCCGGCTGTCACGGTCCAGTACCGTGTGCTGGATGAGCTTGGCGTGGTGCGGGCCGACTGGCAAGCTGTCAGCGGCTATGCCCCGGGCCAGTCTGCTTCGGTGACGGTCCTGGCAGCGGTCAACGCGCTCGATGTCAACCAGACCAAGGCCGGTCGAGAAATCGAACTGCTCTGCACACAGACGGACGGCTCGAAGCAGATCGCCTCGCACTTCTACGTCATCGAGGCGACCACGGGCTATCTGGTGCGCGGGGTGAACACCCTGGTCACCGTCTCCGGTGCGGAGCTGCTGGCTACCAACATCCCGAAGCTCGGGAACTGGAGCAAGGCCAACCGCAACGAGAAGACGACGGCGCTCATCGAAGCCTACCGTCGCCTGGGCAAGCTGCGCTTCGCCGAGCTGGACAACTACTGGTACGACCGCAGCGGCCCGTTCCGGCGCCTCTCTGCCACATCGCTGCTGGACCTGACCCCCAACGAAGTGCTCAACCTCGATCCGAAGGCGTTGGCTGCGATTGCGCTCGGTCAGGTCTCGGAAGCCGACTACGTGCTGTCGAGCGACTCCACTGAGAGCCGCCGTCAGGACGGTCTGATCCTGGAGACCATCGGCGAGGTCAAGCAGATGTACCGCAACACGAAGCCCCTGGAGCTGCCGGTGTGCAAGCGGACCCTCAGCTACGTCAGCGCGTACATGACCATCGGCTCGAAGGTGATCGGTCGCACATGAGCAGCTACGACGACCTGGCTGTCCGTCAGCAAGCCCGCTTCGAAACCTACGCGACTGCGGTTGCGGGGGAGCGGGCTTTGGCGAGCGCAGCGGGGCTGCAACCGGGCTCCGCGAAGGTCTTCTTTCGGGCTCGGGAGTTCAAGCGCGCCCTGCACGAAGACACCGTGGCGGACCTGACGACCTACTACCGCGAACACCTGGGCTCGGCCGACGAGCTGTTCCAGGACCGCGGCATGACCCGTCTGGCCTTCGCTGCCCTGCGGCTCGATGACATCGCCAACCAGGTGATGACCAAGAGCAACCGCGACCTGGCGGGCAAGGCCAGCCTCACGTCGATTCTTCGGGGTGGGGCGGGTGCTGTCGGACTGCTGGCCCAGCAGCGCCTGGTGCAGCCCGCCTTCGAGGTCAAGGACACGTCGGGTCGGCATTGGGATGCCTCAAAGCTCGTGCGGATCGTCGTGCGTGACTTCGCGTACCAGACCTACATCGACTCGCAGTTCGACGCCGCCCTGGCTGACGGGGCGAGCGAAGTGTTCCTGGAGCACGCCGACGCCGACCACGAGCTGCAGGGCGCCTCCATCGACCTGAGCGCCGCCGACTGGATCGACCAGCGCGACGACCTCTTCCACGTCAACTCGAACCTCACCATCCGCTATGGCTCTGTTCCGGCCTAACCTGGACTGCGTGGTGCGCCGCAAGGCCAGCACGAACGTCTATGGCGAAGAGACGTTGAGTGACCCGGTGACGGTTCGCTGCGCCGTCATCCAGCTCAAGATCATCACCGAGAAGTCGTCGGTGCGTGCCGACTCGTCCGCGTCCCGTGGTGCTGCCCGGGAGTACATCGGCGAGGCCAAGCTGCTGTTCCTTCCCGATGACGCCCCGGGCACGGACGACCGGATCGACGTGTCGGGCTTCAAGCTCCACGTCATCGGCAGTTTCCCGCGTCACAGCCTGGATGGTGTGCTCGATCACGTCGAGGTCTTCTGTGGCATCTGGGGGAAGACATGAACCTGAAGCCTGTCGCGGACTACCTGCAAGCCCAAGGCTTCGGCACTCTGGGTCAGACCATCTTCCTGAACCACCTTCCCGCTGACGCGACGGAGGCGGTGCTGATCCGTCCCCGTCTGATCGGCGCTCGGATCGATCACGACCTGCCTGGCTACCTCAAGTTCGAGTTCCAGGTGATCGTGCGTGGCAAGACGTACCTCCCGACCCAGACAAAGGCGAACCAGATCGCCAAGAAGCTCAAGATGGCCGAAACCACCCTGGGCGACTGGCATGTGAACTACCTGCGACCGGCGCACGTCCCGGTCGGCTATCCGATTTCCATGGGCGAGCTGGTCGAGTTCAACACCGACATCGAGGCGTGCATCGTGGACCCGGAGTGGGAAGAGTAATGGGCGTCAAGGTTGAAGGCGCTGAGCAGCTCATGTTCCTGCTCAAGCAGGGCGGCTCAAAGGCCATGAAGGGTGCCCTGGACCAGATGCGCGTCGAAGCCAAAGAGATGGCTGAGCTGGCACGCGAGATGGCCCCGGTGGACGAAGGTGACCTGGAGAAGGCCATCAAGGTGCGCGAAACAGGCGGCGGACGCGGCTCGTCGGGCCAGTTCCGTCGCAAGGAGCTGGTGATCGAGGTCGACGGCGACATGCCTGCTGGCACCAACAAGGAAGGCCAGACCGTCACCGTGGGCGACTACGCCTACGAGATTCACGAGCATATGGCCCCGGCCGGTACCCGCTACAACCTCGGCCCCAAATCCCGCGCTAAGCAGGCGAGTCAGCGAACTGTCGTCGGCGGCAAGTATCTGGAGCGTGCCCTTGTCGAAAAGGAAAAGGGTTTGGTCAACCGCGTGGTCGAGGCGGTAACCGACGCCCTGGACGACACATTTGACGATTGACGCCGATTGAGTTTTATGGCTGTCTGTGGTATAGTACGTCACCCGTGACTGAACCCAACACCTGAATTCGGAGCCTTACAAATGGCAAGTTCTACCAAGAACGTCAAGATTGGCGTTTGCAAAGTTTTCTACGCCGGCTACGACCTGGGCTACACCAAGGGTGGTGTCGAGGTTTCGGTCACTACGGAGACCTACAAGGTCAACGTGGACCAGTTCGGCAAAACGACCATTAACGAATACGTGATGGGTCGTGACGTGACTGCGAAGGTCCCGCTGGCGGAAACGACTGCGGAAAACCTCGTTGCCACGATGCCGGGTGCGACGCTGACCACGGTCGGCGGTGCGGTCGCCACGGGCACGATCACCATCACCACGAACCCGACCAACGGCGAGACGATCCTCGTCAACGGCTACACGATCACGTTCAAGACGACCGCGGCCGTTGAAGGCGACGTGACCATCGGTGCGGCTGCCACGAACACTGCGACCAACCTGGCCGCTGCCCTGAACGCCCTGACCGACGCCAAGGTGTCGCAAGCGGTGTACTCGGCTTCCGGCGCGGTTGTGACTGTGAAGTGGGGTCCGTCGATCATCGGTGGCACGGACGGCGTGAAGGGCACGGACGGAAATGCGTTCACCCTGGTGACCGGTACTGCCGCCGCCAAGGTCACGATGTCTGGCGCGACTCTCTCGGGCGGTACTGAGCCGACCTCGAAGATCGTGTCTGCCACGACCGGCACGGGTACCGACCTGCTGACCGTCGCGAAGGAACTTCGTCTGCACCCGGTCGGCAAGCCCGACTCGGACCGCTCGGACGACTTCGTGATTCCGCTGTCCGCGACCCCGGGCGCGCTGACCTTCGCCTACAAGCTGGAAGACGAGCGCGTGTTCAACGTGGACTTCATGGGCTACCCCGACTCTGCAACCGGCGTGCTGTTCAAGCTCGGCGCGTGACAGTAAGTCAGTCGTGAAGTAAACTAGCCGGGCTCAGTCCCGGCTTTTTCATTTCTACGAACGGAAAACAACATGGCAAAGATTCTGAATCTCGACGCGGTTGCCAAAAAGGAGGCCCGCGAACTTCACCTGGAAGGCAAGGTGTACGTCGTCCGCGAAATGAGCGTGGGTGACTTCATCGAGACATCTCGGATCGCGCAGAAGCTCGAAGGTGTGGATGACTTCGTGGTGCAGATGGAAGAGACCGTCAAGCTGATCCAGCGTGCGGTCCCCGAAATCGACGTGCCCGCGCTTGAGCGTCTGAGCCTGGAGAAG